CTCCCACTCCCATAAAGGCTAGCGAGTTAGGAGAGGAAGAGGCAAGAGCCGATGTAGACGCCGTTGTACCAGTGCCAGTACCGCTTGACGACTGATCAGGCTGTGCGGTGACCTGTGCGAGCAGACCGCTTACCTCGTAAATCTCCATACCCATTGAAGCGGCTGTACCAGCATTCGTGACGGTAACCGTGTTAGCACCTGCTACGATATTGACCGCGTAGAAGATGGCAGTTTCAAATGTCGTGGAATTGGGAGCTGTTACTGCTTGCGTATATGTGTTGCCTGCACTGTCAGCAACGGTCATCGCGGTACCATTACCGCAACCACAAACGACTACGATAGAGTTGCCCACAACATTGTTCGATGCAAACGCTTTGGCCAGTGTTGCTACCGAGCCTGTGCTTGCTGCATTGGCTTTCTGTACAATAGCGGGTGTGCAAGAGATATTCACGGACCCATCTGCATTGACTTTTAGTTCTTGAGTTTGAATCGTTGCATCAGCAAGATTAAAATTTGCTGCGGTTTGGAATGGTGCTACTGGTAGCGTCATCTTTATTTGCTCCTTGTGCGCTAAAGCGATCCTTGCGCTTGCTGTTCTTCTGCTAAAATCTTTATCGTTGTATGAGCTTCTGATGGTTGTATGATATTGCGAATATTGTAAATACGCGATCTGTACAATATTCGCATCGATGCATCAATATTTTGTGACGGCCTGTATCGTATCAAGAACTGAGATATATTCGATGCATAAGTCTGCTGGGCTATGATTTTCTCGACACCTTTGTATGGCTCTATATGTGCCCATGTCTTGATATAGTCTGCCCAGTTCCTTACTCCGCCTCCCATTGCATCAGCAGTAGCAACGAGCTTTTGTATAGTGATCTTCCTATTGAAAGCCCCTGATCCTACAGTTGTGTCTGCTGGACTTAATACATCTGGCATATCACCAACTCACTCTTTTTGCTAAAAGTTTATTAGTGATTTGCTGCAACTGATCTACATCACCAGCAGCTTCACGGTACTGATACCAATAACCAACAAGTTCTAGCATTGGCTGAATGAGATCCTGCGGTATCGAATAAGACTGTACAGAGTCATAACCTGCATAATAGGTGAACTTCCAGAAATTAGCAGTTACCGGAACTTGAAAGTAAAAGCGTGCAGGTTCTGATGTATCGTCAAGCCACGTAGCAGGCGGTGTGATAATGAAATTAGTCCAATTGTCGAATGCTGTAATCTTCGTTTGTACTGTCATTGGCTGAGCAGACTGCACAGGTGGCATGGGCAGATCAAAATAGAATTGAGCAGGACCAAATGGGTTTGCGCCCAATTGTTCTTGGAAGACGTACCAGTTCGGTCCAGACTCGATAGGACCACTTAACACACCTCCAATTGGTCGCTCAATTGTTTCTATGACTTGGATCTGCTGAGTTGCCATGGCTCGACCTGTGATCGTCTCCGCTTCTGATCTCGCACGGGTAATGAGAGACGCAATGGTCAGGTCATCATCATCGAAATCGACACGCAAGTATGCCTTAACAGCAGAGAGCGTGATTGGCTCTACCGATACTGGAGTGATGACCTTCCATTTTGTGCTCATTGAATTCCTCTATACTGCTGCTGGCATGAAACGAGGACGACCCGCCACAATAAAGGCGTCGAGTGTGCATCCTGTACCAGGTGAGCCAGTAACAGTATTTAAAAGCCTGATATAACGCTTACCGCCGATATAGCCAATTCTTTGATTAATGGCAGTAGCTGCACTACTGATCACGGCAAATTGCGCACCCCCATTAGCGACAGGAGCAAACACCGTCGCACTTGTCGCCTGGAATGCTACTAAGTCGGCATTAGCAACAGTGGTGAACGTTACGTTGTCTGCGCTTTCTTGGACAACTGGAGTGAATGTGCCGTCTGTCCATGTTCCCGCTAGGAGATAGATCATTGCACCGTCATAGCCACTCAGGTCAACCCCTGGGCTGGTTTGTGTTGTCTTAATAGCTGGTAGAGCAGTGAGGCCTGTGTAAATTGTGCCTACCTCACTTACAATATCTCTCATGTCGTTTATCCTTTTGCAGAATGCATTGTTATTATTTCGTTACAACGTGCAACAATCAACTAGTAGCTATCTTCAGTGCCCGAATCGATTCAGGGAGCAACAGGTCTCCCCCGACGCGTTGTCGAGCAATAAAGCCTATCAAACCAGAAGCTGCATAAAGCTCATTGAGTTGCTGCATGCTCATCATGACGCGATCAACAATCATGTAATTCTTGAAGTCGCCTACGAGTAGTGGGTATGCATTCGCTGCAATTTCTGGCATATCAGGCATTTCAAGGTATGGCCTGTCATAGATTGTGCTTGGAAGATTGCTACCTGCAAAAGGCTGCCATAATGGACGATTTTGCGAGTCTTTCAGCAAGCGGATTGAGTTGAGTGTTGCACGAGTCATGACCCAAGTAGCATTAGGAGCATAGGTTGCTTTTAGATCCATGAATACATTCAAGATACAATCGGCTGTGATGGTTGTTGCATTTCCAGATGGTACATATGCGATTGCATCAGTAACGTTGTTTTTACCAGCAGATCCGCCCGTGTAACCAGAGGAAGCTTTGATCTGGTAGCTCAGTATGCCACGAGGCTTGCCGTTGCCATCACCAGAAACAAAAGCTAAACCTTCAGTTTTTGCGAATTGCAGTGTGAGGCGCTCTTTAATGAAGTCTTCAAGATTGAACTGCGAGTCCTCAATATTCTGCTGAGAAAGAAGGAGGAGACCACGCATCTCATGTACTGGGATCGAGATCATGCCCACAGAAGGAGTACTGGAGTTGGAGAATGCTGCTTGCTCAGTTGACCAGTATGCTGTCGTGTCGGCTGCGAGTGCTGGTATCTGGATTTTCTCCGCACTTGTTGTCTGAATACGGCAAATACTACGCATTGGAGAGATAAGCAACTTATACTCTTGTAGCTCATCCATAAAGTCGGTAGAAGCGAAGAAACCACCTGTGGTAGCATCACCAGCATAGAGTGTTTTGCGCTCAGGTGCCATGTATGCCTGTAAGATGTGTGACTTCTCTTCTGGAGTCATCAAATCAAACTTGCCTGCACTTTTGACCGCTTTGATGAAGGCATTGTGATGCGTACTTCGCTCTTTCTTGCCATCTTTTGATTGAAGAGGAGGACGCTGGTTTGATAGCCTGTATTCGTCAAGAGACTTGGTTGTGTTGTTGATAATGCTCTCTAGCTCAGAGATACGATTACCAATCTTGTCCATGGCCTCTTTGTGCTCAGCAGGCATCTGACCAGTCTTTGATGTCAGCTCCTCGCCAAGCTTCTTCTGCTCTTTGTCGAGAACATCTACGCGACTTCTCAGGTCGTGAGTGAGAGTTTTAATCTCATTGATATAATCCGTTACTGCCATCTGTTTAAACATCCTTATGTGTATTCGTCTTCACGTTATGTCGTCGTAATCAACAGCACTTCAGTTCCTGGACCAATGATGCCAATGCCAGCTCGAACTCTCTTTCATCCTCATCCACAGTGCTTTTCAGCGAGTGCGCTTGAGGGCTACGTGTCTCTTGCTGAGGCGGGGTAGCAGGATTGCTCTTGCCTTCCTGTTGTCCATCATCAGGTTTGCCAGGATCGTCACCTTCGTATGCTGGTTCAGCGCCTTGTATGGTATTCGCGAAATCATCAGCAGCCGTACGAACTGCTTTGACATGCTCGTTCATGATGCTTAGAGCTTTATCAGCGTGGTCATGCATTGCATCAGCAGCGCTATTAAGGCTTTGCGCAGTAGACGCGCTAATGGCTCGACCTGCTTTTGAGTTATTGCCAGCGAGATCTGCTACAGTATCAGCAGTGTCATGCATTGCATTCGCGTGATCTTGCATTGCGGCTTTAGCACTCTTTGCAAACGCTTTGATGCTTTTCACGTGAGCATCGATAATTTGCTGATTAGTAGAGGAGATGGGTTTGCCGATCTTCTCTGAGCGTCTACGGTTGCTGCTCATATAACCGTAATAACTGTTGTTTGGTTTACTATCGCTGCCATATTGCATAGCATAATCTGCTGAAGAGTAGGTATCGCTATGATCTGCAATATATCCTGACAAATCACACTCAATAGCTTCAGGGACAAACTTTGTGAGCACAAGCTCCTTGAAGTCATCAAGCGCTTCAGTAATGTCCTGCTCTGGTTGATCACCGATCTTGAAAGCGTCTAGGACTGCACAGGTAAGCGAGCAAAGAAAAACATCTGCCCAATCCTCGAGCAAATCTTGCGCCATTTCTTCAGCGTAATGCTCCTGTACCGTCTTCTTTTCTTTAGCTTTTCTAGTCATATGCCTCCCATTAGGTTTATCGCTTTTTACATCAGTTACTATAGCTTCCTCGTTAGCTGGAAAGGTGACCAAAGAACCCTCCCATAACCGTATTTCCACTAAATCCCGTATCATCTTGCCATCAATTTTTACATAATCAGATTTAATGGTGTCATAGCCTATTGATTGCTGAAATACATAGCCCTTTTTTAATGCACTATATGCCTCTTTACCTTTTTGTACATCAAGGTCAAGTTCAAGCTCTACGAAGAGACCGATATTGTCTTCAACGGCAGACAAGTAGCCACCAATAGGAGTATTGGGGTCATGCTGCCATAAAAGAGGCATCAGAAAGCGCTTGTCATTGGCTTTTTTGTATTCGTACTTGTTTTGCAGTGTTCTCTTAAAGGCTCCAGGTCTGACGCGGTCCCCTTGATCATCGATATTATCAAAGGTGCTTAAATAACCCTTTACAAGGCCTTTTTCATCATCAAAGTCTTTGGCCTGAAATGGAAAAGCTTTTGTCTGTTTTGTGATGGTTGCCGCTTTACTCATACCAGTACTACCTCCATAAACCGTCTATATTGTTGCCTTGATAATCGTTTGCTCTTGTCTTCATCGTTGCTGTCATCGGATGCTTTTGAATTCTTGAAAAATACAGTGCACCTACATTGAATGACATTACCTCCTGATCCTGCCATATCCCCTGGGTAGTCAAGTTCTTCCCCATCTACCAAAAAAGGCTCGTCTATCCCTACTTGCTGTCCATCAGCATTCGCATGAGCAGGTCGCGTTTTATTATCAAGCATAGATATCCACACCTTGTCCAACGTCATGCCTGATGCTTTCCCAGCCTGCCAAGAGGCCCACGAGGTAGCAGAATGCGTTTCTGTTTTGGCGATGACCGTGCTTCGATTGGGGATGATTTGGTCGAGATAGAGGCCATCGATCCTTGTTGCGAGCTGCGGAATGGTTTCTTTTGCTTTCACGCCCGCCGACAATTCACCCTTGACCTTCTCTCGTGTGACATCAGAAATCGCTACGATCTTTGTTCCTGCCATGGTTGTAAGGTACTTCTGAGTATTGCTATTGATGATATCAGCATGACCTTTGTGCTCGTGCGATCCAGCGCCTGCTTTGAGCTGCTTCAAGATGTCATTGCCTACGTCATTTGCAACATCTTCATAGAGCGTGATGATGAGTGTTTTGAGATCACTGGATGATTTTGTGATAGCCGCAACTGCTCTGTCTTCAGCGCTTGCTGGTAGAGCTGCTTTGTTGATCGCTGCAACAACGGCTTTGCGCTCGTCATCAAAATAGCTCTGGAGACGCTGCTCAGCTTCTTTTTGCCATTTGGCACGAGAAGACTCGACGCTCTTCATGTATGCCTGCTTCTCTTCAGCAGTGTTGAGGTCAAGCGCTTTCACTGATCGCCTCTGAAGGCTCTTGCCAGGCTGACTATCAGTATTATCAGGAGCATTGTCGTCTGGACTGCTTGTAGTAGGAGTATCATTCAGCTCCTGATCAGGTTGCTTCTGAGGAGGCTCCTGTGTTGGTGGTGCAGGATTAGTTTGTGTTGGGTCTGGTAGTATCGGCGTGGGTGGTGGTGGAGCGGGCTTTGCAATACTCTGCTCAGCATAAGCATCAAGCTCATCAGCCTGTACCAGAATAGCTGCAAACCGAAACACATCACCACCTGGAATTGGTGGCAATCCAGCTAGTTCACGCGCCTCATTCAATGTACATTGGCCACTCATCCACATCTTGTTGCCGCGATCAGCTTTAGCATCCTTTTGTGCTTGTATCATTTCTTGAATGACTTCGACGCTCTCTTTGTCATAGTAAAGATATGCATTAGTGAGATCTTTGTACATTGGTAGTAGCCATGTATTCCAGAGTGCATAGAGATCGTCAAGCTCAGGGAATATTGCTTCAGTGTATGATGCTACTTTGGCTTGCTGCATGTTTTCATAAGTTGTCGATGATGTATCACCAATTAGCTGAGGAGATATGTTGTAGATATTGGCAATAGCAGCGGCGTTGTATTGTATGCCAGGAAGCCAATCCATCTGAGCAGGTTGTAAGCCAATCGATGTCCATGTCAAGCCAGCGTCAAGCACTGGTGCCTTACCAGCATTGCGAGATCCAGTAAACTTATTGTTGAGTTTGTTTTCAAGATTATTTCTGTCATTCGGAGAGAGCACCGTTGGTATTGTCCAGGCACCAGCGGGCCGTGCCATGTTCTGGAGTAGAGCAAGGTTCCACTTCTTCGCTGCGATGCTCTGATCAGCGAATATGGCCGCCGACTCGAGCGGGCTCATGCCAAACATGTCTTCAGAGATCGGATGCCAGTACTTTGTGTGCCCTATCTCGGTAGGTTGAATGAGCGCTGTTCCAAGTGGATCGAACTTGTAACCAATAACACCGCGTGGACTCTGGAGTACAATTTTTGTTTGATCGGGTCTAAGCGGCCATAACTCGTTAGGTGGTTGATTTGGATTGGCTCGGAGCACATATTGAAAAGCATTGCCTGCCAACAATTTATAGCTGAGCAACGCCTCACGATAAGCTACACCGCTTTGCTCATTATTCGGCTTTTTGAGGAGATCGAGAATAGGATGAGAGTCTATTGTCTTTTCCATTGTTTGATCTTGATAGAGTATTGGCTGTATTGCTGATCCATTACGCGCAATATATGATATGCATTTGTAAACTGTATCGTTGTCTTGATAGCCTTCGCGTGCGAAGTTGCGGTAATTCTTCTCCATACGCTTTTCTTGTGGCGTATTGTAGATGTATGGAGTACCTGAATAGGCAGGGTTGAATTTTTCCTCTTTGGGAGAAGAGAATGCTGAGGCGAAACGGGAGAATATGTTCATAGTGATCGCCTCCACTTCTTCTTCCGCCGATCAGCCAGACGAGACTCTAAGATAGCTGTAAACTGCTTAGCTGCTTCTCTTGTTCCTCTGGTGTGCTCAAGATTATTAGAATCAAATAGTGGAGTGGAAAGCATTGTCTCCATCATCTTCTCAAGCATTTCAGAAGTTAGCATCAGTCATCCCCCCATCCGTGCTGACTAGCCCAGGCGAATGGGTCATTCAATGAAGGGACAACAATCTGCAAAGAATCTGATGTGTCTTCTTCGTATGCATCATTGCCAGAAAGAGGGATAGCACCAATTATCATCAGCTCAGTTAGGCACCAGACAAGTGCATCCAAACGATCAGGCGACTTCTCCCCGGGTAGCCAGTTTGTCATCTGGTCTTCGAGATCTGGGAATGTTCCGACATGAGATACGCGGCCTTGCTGATAGAGATTGCTGATAGGCTCAGCTCTAAGTTGTTTTCCTCTAGATGCATGCACAGCTCTAAATGGAGCATAGCCCATACCATTTGAATTTGCTACACCTTGAATTACAGCTTCTACCATCTCACCACCAAAGTTTGTCTCAGCAACGATGCAATCAGCTTCAAATACAGAGTAAGCGGAAAGAGCTGCTGCTGCCCATTCGTTAGGAGTTCCTGTGAGACTATGATCCGCAATGACGTATCCCCTACCATCCATGCCAAGTCCTGCTACCACAATGCCTGCCTCAGCAGGTTCCTCAGATGTTTTGCTACTACTACCAGGAGGATCAATAGCTACAATAATCCGCTTGAGTTCAGGATGATGAATAACTCTTGTGTCTTCAATCCAGTCTCGTTTCCAGAGAGCACCGGGATTATCCTCTAGGATCTCGGCTAACAGTTCTTGACGCCCAAGTCTAGTGTTTTCAAATTTGCGTATCACTTGATCAAAAAAAGCTTCAGCCAGATTAGATCTATTTTCATAGGTAGAGCCACGTGTAACATACGTTGTAGGCAATTGCATTAGATCCTTGATCATCTTTGTTGGTCTTGGTGTTGTTGTAGCAATCCCACGCGGATTCGTCCCTAAGCGCAAGCCAAACATCAGTTGATCAAACGCATCTTGGCACCAAGTCGCGATTTCATCCCCCCAGAAGGAATCGTGTTGCGGACCTCTCAACATATCCGGTTCCTCGGCTGAGTAAGTTGTTGCTTGTGCTCCATTTGGCCATACCAAACGGCGCTTTGATGGCTCATACTTTGGCCGACACCATGGAGGACAACACGCGAGGATTCCACTCTCACCCTCGACCATCACATCACGAACATCTGCCGTGGTGCGACCTACAAGAGCCATACGACCATACTTTCCCGTCTCCAGTTGACTACGTGTCCACTCCGCACCCGTTTTCGTCTTCCCAAAACCACGACCAGCCATAATGAGCCATACCCGCCAATTGCCAGGAGGCTCTTTTTGTTTATCGCGTGCCCACACATCCCAGTCATAAAGCAGAGCAGCAGCATGCTCATCCGTGATATCCGCTAAATCAGATATCGGGAGCTTTGCGAGCTGCTCTGCTAAACTACTCATGTACCTCTTCCTTTTTCCGTAGAGCTTCAAGCTTGGACAAAAGCAATTCTTTTGCGCCTGTTATATCTATAGATCCGGTATGCTCTATTTTATGATTATCTCTATACTCAGTTGGCATTCTGCTTTTAGCATGGAACATAAGTAAGGTATCAGATTTCTCTCGAATTGTGAGAGGCTTACCTTCGTGATAGACAACCTTGCCCACACTCGTTACAAAACGCTCTTCGCCAATTACAGCACGTTTAAATATTTCAGCACGTATAGTATCATTTACGTCTTCTTTTGCAAGATTGTACTGCATACTGAACTCTTCATCGTGTTCAGACCAGTAATGAACAGTTGTTCGTTCAATGCCAGCAGCCATACATGCAGCACGAACATTGCCATTAGCCGCGAAAGATTTGAGAAATTTCTTCTGTACTTCTTTACGCTGTTCTTTTGAAAACCGAGGTCCTGACCGATATGTGCTTGTGGTTTTTTTAGATGTTGAGATGTTGGAATTAGCGGCCATATACTACCTCCTCCACATACTTTAGAAGAGGCAATTTTGTAATTATTCGGTTATATTTTTGAAGACTCTTGATCATTATTGACTCTATTGACAAACAAAAAGGGCGTTGCTCTCCTGATGAGAAACAACGC